CGGATCAGCAAGGATCAGTAGGATATATATGATCAGCAAGGATCACGAAAAACAAGTATGTTTTCACGAAAAAATTTTTAACGTATCTAAATGATATAATTAGAAATATTAATAATTATTATTAATTATTTAAAGAGAGGTTATTATGTTATTATATATGTTTAGAGAGTCAATTTTTTCTATCGTTCTACTTTTGTTCTTATTTACTTTAGCTTAAAATTTTAGTAAAAAGAATTAACTTTAAAATTTAAATCTAAAAATATTTTTTAGAGTTTTAAAGTTAGAAAGAAGAATAGTATGAACGATAAGAAAAAAGAAAAAGTTACTTTAAAAGAAAATAAAGTCGCTTTATCATTTAGAGAGTACGAAAATAAAAAAGTTTTATTTCGTCTCTTTAATACGAAAAGAGAAAAGACGAAAGCGTTTAATATTTATGAAAAAGCTAGATTTTCAACGAATATTAAAGACGCTTTTAATAATGATTATCGGAAAGTGGATATCGAATACGATACCACAAAAAATAATCGTTTTAAAAAAGTAAATCTATTAATAGATTTAAACTCTTATTTAGATAAAAATAAGAAAAATCTTTATTCAGATTTAATAGAAAGTAATAAGATTTTCATAAAAGAAAATAATATTACTAATAAAGAAATAATTAATAATATTTCTTATTTCGAAAAAAGAATAAGCGAATTAAAATAGTCGCTTAATTATTATTAGAGAGAGAGTTATTAATTTAACTCTCTCTCTTTTTTTATTTCTAATTTTAATTATCTTTTAAAAAATTCGATTAAGTTTAAACGCTAAAAAAAACGAGAAAGTTTGCGGCGTGTGTGTCTTATCTATAGATAAACGACTAGATACAGTGTAGAATGACCGGTATCTATATAAATTTTGTAGAAAAAAATTTTGTTTTGTTTTATATCTTTACAATGGCATTTTTAAATAGTAGCATCCCACCTATATATTGTAAAATAAGAACGGAGTATTTGTATGATCTCAATCCAAAGTATAAAGGACAAAGCAAAGACTGTGTTATCTTCGGCCTTACAAGTATTGCAGGCCGTGCGATCCTTTTCAACATCATGCTACCCAATGGTGCGTGCTTTTGGCGACTGCCTATCTCAGCGTTTTTCAACAAACGTAATGATCGTGCCGAAGTGCCTGATATGCCAGAGGACCAGCTCGAATTGTGGAATAGTTTTGATTATTATCATGATGTTAATCACTTTGCTTTTTTAACAGGACAACGAGGAAAATTTCTTGGTAAAGATAAAAAATTCTATTCTGGTGAGTATCTATTTACCGTTGATTGGTGCCATGCTGATCCCAATCTACTTGATACTGATCATTCTGAAATTCCTCAAGAGCATAAGTGTGCTCACATCTTGGAACTTGACAATGGTAATTTCGCTGCTCAACCAAATAACAGGATATTATGGAATGTTAATTCGTTCACAACAAAACGAGAATGGCCAGACTACAAAGTCCAAACATCATACTGGAACGTAGAAAATAAAGATTGGAGAACTGATGATACTGATCGTTTCTTCTACGAAATAGAAGAAAAGAAAAAATAATTTTTTTGTTTTAATCACCTTTGATCCACGGTACATTCAACTTATGACAATATCAATCTTACTTCCTACCCGAAAACGTATCTCCCTCTTAAAAAAATCTGTAGCGTCATTAGTGGATAATGCAAAAAATCCAGATAAGCTACAGTTACTTTTCGGTGTCGATGACGATGATCCAGGAACAGTAGAACACTTGAAGCGAGAAAAGTACCCGAATAAGACAGTCTTAAAGTTTAAACGTGCAGGGTACGAAAATTTACATGTCTATAATAATTCTCTTGCAGCCTACGCTCAAGGAACATGGATCATGTTTTTTAACGATGACGCAATCATGAAAACGAAACACTGGGATAGTAAAATTGAAGAAGTAAAAACTTTTAGTGTTCTACGTGTTCAAGAGCAAACAGGCCACCCTTATTCTATCTTTCCTATTTTTCCCTGGGATTGGTTTCGATGTTTAGACCATATTAGTCTTCATGGACAAAATGATGCGTGGATCAGTGAGATTGCTTATATGTTAGGTATCATGAAAGATGTCGATATAGAAGTTACTCATGATCGTGCTGATATTACTGGAAATAATAATGATACAACTTTTCAAGAAAGAGTTTACAAAGAAGGAAGTCCCGAAAAACCTGGAGACTTGCATCATATAGATATGTGGAATAAAAGAACAGGTGACGCTTCGAAACTTGCTTGGTATTTAAATAAAATAGGTCAAAAGTCTGTACATTGGGAAAGAATAGTGCGAAAAGAAATACCACCTTTACACGGCCTCGCTGATAAATTTGAAGAGTACAGAAAAAAAGGTGGAGTAGGAGCAGGTAAACAAAATGCAAGAGTTTCAAATAAGGGAGAAGTTAAAGTCAGCTATAACGATTTATCAAAAGACAAGAGATAAACGTGCTGCTGATGTTATCGAACATCTTACCAAAATTTTATCCACTGCAAAATCTCGTAAAAGTTTATTAAGTTACGCTAAACATATGTACCCAGGATACAAGGATCCTGCTCATATACAACTCATTTCAAAAAATTTAGAAAAGTTGGAAACTGGAGAAATAAAAAGGCTCGCTGTCTTTATGCCGCCAAGACATGGAAAATCTATGCTATGCTCAGAATTTTTTCCAGCGTGGTATCTAGGAAATAATCCAAACGAATTTGTAATTCAATCTACATACGCACAAGAGTTAGCAGATGACTTTGGTCGTAAAGTAAGAAACCAAGTTCAATCTGATGAATTTAATCAAGTATTTCCAAAAGTGGCTCTTAGATCAGATTCAACGAGTGCGAAAAGATTTCATACAGTGCACGGAGGCACATATTCTGCTGTTGGTGCTGGTGGAGCAATTACTGGTAGAGGTGCGCATTTATTAATTATAGATGATCCGATAAAAGGAAGAGAAGACGCAGAATCAGAAGTTCAAAGAAGAAACCTATTAGAGTGGTATAAGTCAGTAGCATATACACGATTACAACCTGGCGGTAAAATAATTGTTATTCAAACAAGATGGCACCAAGATGATTTGGCTGGTTACATCTTAAATGAAAGTGGAGAAGACTGGAAAGTTTTAGATTTACCTGCGATAGATAATAGCGGTAACGCTTTATGGCCAGAAGCATATTCAAAAGAAGATTTAGAAAAAATAAAAAATACAGTAGGTCAACGTGTATGGCAAGCTCTTTATCAACAGCAACCAGCTAATGAAGAAGGCAGTATTATCAAAAGAGATTGGTGGAATATTTATGATGGAGAAAAAATACCAACTCTGAGTTATGTTATTCAATCTTACGATACAGCCTTTAGTACAAAATCTTCTGCTGACTTTTCTGCTTGTACAACATGGGGAGTGTTTACAGCAAGAGATGAAAACAATATGCCTTATGCTGCTGCAATATTATTAGACGCTTGGAAAGATAGATTAGAATATCCTGATCTACGGAAAAAAGCACAAGATAGTTTTTATGAATGGCAACCTGATCAAGTCTTGATTGAAAAAAGAGCTTCAGGCCAATCGCTTATACAAGATATGCGTAGGTCGGGAGTTCCTGTAGTAACATATACACCAGATAGAGATAAAGTCTCAAGAACACATAGTGTAGCAGCTATGTTTGAAGGTGGATTAGTGTTTACTCTTGATGAAGAATGGACTAAGAGTGTTATTGAGGAAAGTGCACAGTTTCCGTATGGCAAACATGACGACATACACGATACTTGTGTTCAGGCGTTATTAAGAATACGTGATGGTTTTTTAATAGCACACCCTGATGATCCGGAGGACGATGAATATGAAACACGAAAACAACGCAGCGAAGTCAAACATTATTACTCTTAATGTCATACCGAAAGGTAGACCTGTTAATAATCCAGAGATATTAGAACAGATAGAAGATGATAATTTAGTGAATAAATTTCATGATGCAGCAATGAGAATTACTGATAAAGTAGATATTAAAGGCTTTGCTCTAGTAGCATGGGACGAAAAAGGAGTACCTTGCGTAGCTTGGGAGACTGGCCATAGTAAAAATATTATAAGCGAAATGATGCTTCCTACCTTTACACAATCTTGTTTTCAAGGTATATTGAATAAAAAATTAAGTACACCGGAGGACTTATAATGAACCCATTTAAAAAAGCAAGCAAGTCACCTAGACTAGGCGTTAAACAATATAGCGTTCAAGACGTTGCTGATGC